CAGGTGCCGTCCTCCCAGACCTTGACCTTCTCGAACTTGGGCTTGATGAGCTTCAGGCGGTAGGTGCCATTGGTCGAGATGGAGGTGAGCGGGGGGCGGTCGTTGTTTTCGGTGGTCATGTTGTTAGGTGGAAAGGTATTTGATAAGAGATGCGACGATCAGTCCAAAGAAGGTCAGTGTGATAATTATTTTAAGGATGCAGAGGAAGGCATCCATTAGGCAAAGGTGATAGCGGTGGATGTGGTCGGGCCCTTAATGTCGATGACCTGGACTGCGTCACCGTAGGCAGGCCACTCGCCGAGGGTCGTGCACTCGCGGTAGGCTTGCAGCGCCTTCTCGAAGTCGGAGCAGGCGTAGGACATCAGCTCAGGGCCAATCTCGACCCAAGCCGTGGCGAAGGGTGCGGTTTTTTCCACGAACAAAAATCTGAAGCCAAGCACGCGGCGCTCGAAGGCCGTCTCGAAGCACAGGCGGTAGAAGTAGGCTTGCAGGTTGTAGCGGTAAGCCCGGATAGACTTCAGGATGCCGGCAGGAGACGCGTCCTCGGTGGTCTTCAGGTCGTAGAGGTAGCCATCGGAACCGACGCCGTCGATTGCACATTTCAGCTGCACGCCGCAGTGATCGGTCGTGAACATGAACTCGGTCAGCTCGAAGGTGACCTCCATACGCTCGAGGGCGTGCTTGGCGGCAGACGCGATGATGTGGCACTCGGCAGACTCTTCGTAGTTAACGACAGTCATACCGGGCTTAAGGCTGGACTCAAACTCGGCAAAGGTGGCCTTACCTTCCTTGGTGCGTTTATCGCAAATGGGGGCCGTGACGAACTTCTCGTTCAGTAGCTCGGGCTGGAGCACGGCGCAATGGATCAGGGAGCCCATGCGGAGGGCCTTAGTCTCCTCGCGCTCCTGGTTGAGGTAGGCCTGATAGTGGGCCGGGGACTTCAGCAGCTCTTTGGAGCCGGAGTAGTTGAGCGCCTGAATGCCGTCATAGAGGACGCGGTGGGTGATAGGTTCGGGTGGGATACGCATGGTAGTGGTCGTGGTGTTTATTGGGTTGGTGGAAATTAGAGAGCGTCGTCGTCGGGGTTGGCTCCCTCGACGCTGGCAGAGATGCGGCGGACGTCTTCCAGCGCGGCTTCGGCGGCGTTCTCCATGGCCTCGAGCGTATTGCGGAGGACGCGGAGTTGAACGACGAGGACGTGGACGCGGTCGTGGAGCGGTTTAACCTGGGCGGCTTCGTCAGCCGTCTCGATGTGATCCGTGAAGACCTGTAGCTCGGTGATGGCCGAGCGGTTAAGGTCCGACAGCGTGATGATGTCGGCGTCGTGCTGTTCATAACGTCCGGCGATGTGCTGGACGGTGGCTAACGAGCCCGTAATGTTCTCCACAAGGCGCTTGATATTGTCGCGGTTGGTCATCGGTTGAAAGTAAGTTCCTTTATCTCGCCGTTAGGGGCAAGCGTGAAAAAGCGGACCTGCGACCGGGCAAGCGACGGGTGCGTCTTGCGCTTCCACATCCCAAGGTCGGAGAGATAGTCGGCGTGCTTGCGGGCGGTCATCTCGACATAGGGGTAACCGTCAAGCAGCAGGAGCAAGGCATACTGGCCGGAGACGGTGCGGGCGATGCGTTCGATGCCGGCGGGGGTCGGGCTACTCATTTAGCGCGGGGCGTCCATGCGTTCAGGCTGAACAGGTATTCCCAGCGCTGACGATCAGTGAGCAAGTGGAGGTCGGTCTTCATTTTCTCGTTAGGTGTCTGCTGCTTGAGCCCGGGGTTAGCCAGGGCCTTGGCCGCAGCCTTAGACCTACCCATGGTTGCGGGCTTCCTGCCAGTCTTCGATGGCCTCGATGAGTTCGGCGGGGTCGACGCGCTTGGCGTGGCGGACGCAGTACCAGATGGCGTCGCCGGCCTCACGCATACCTTCGAGGCGTTCCTCGAGCTGCTTGATGCGGGCGTTGGCCGCCAGCAGTTCATTCTGGGCATGAGCGGCTTTGATGGCGTCGTTGAAAAACGCGAAGGGGTCGGGCTGGCTCATTTGGTCAGGGGGCGAGGGGTGGGGGAGAAGGCAGGGGCAGACTGGGAAGAGGCCGCAGAACGGAAGCCAGAGGCCGCTACAGCCCCGTCGTCGTCGAGGTCGACAGAGATACCGCAAGCCGTCTGGATGGACTGCCGGCGAATGTAGGTGATGGCGCCACCAATCTTCTGGGCGTCCAGACCCTCGGCCTTGACCATCAGGCGACCGAAGTCGAAGCGCTCACCCGAGGCGTGGAGGAAGGCGGTGTTGATGCCGACCTTACCCTCCTCGGAGACGAGCGTCTGGATCAGAGCCAGGTTGTGCTTAAGCAGGACGGGCTTGATGGCGTCAAGCAGCGCGTCGAGGGAGACGTAGCGGTTCTTGAAGCCGGGGTTTACTTTGTTGGCCTTGACGTTGTCGAGCTCTGCGAGAGCGGCGACTAGATCAGAGGTGGGGGATTTGGGCGTGGTGCTCATGGTGGGAAATTATTTGGCGTCCGTAGACTTGGTGACTTCACCGGCCTTGATGGTGGCCTCGATGTCAGCCAGGGACATCCGGGTGTAGTCGGGGACGAAGAGGTTGTAGTACGTCACGCCGTTGCGGACGGTCGGGGTCAGGAGGCGGGCAACCTTCTGATCAGGTAATACGATGTATGACGAGTCGGCGATGATGCGGTACTCAGAGGGGTGTTTGATGTCTTTCTTCATTGGGGAGGGAGGAGTTTACAAAAGGGAGGGTTAGGCTGAGTTATGTTAACTCAGTTAATGACGCCGCGGGAGGCGGAGTCGAAGATGAGGAGGGCGTCGGCGTTCCAGAGGGTAACGTCAACGGCCGGGAAGAGTTCGGTGGCGCGGGCCTTCAGTTTGTTCTTCCATTGGGTCGTGGTCAGTTCGCCCTTGGTGCCACAGGTGTGCGTCTTCTGCCAGATGGCCGGACGGATGCGGTGGATTTTCCAGCCCATAGCGACGGCGGCGCCGTAGAGTACGCCCGTGTTCCACATCAGTTTGCCGATGGCGGAGCCGGGGATGTTCTTGCCAGCGAAGAGCGGGGGCTCCTCGAGGTACAGGCTTACGTCCTTGGCCTTGCAGCTGAGGTCGGCGAGGAGTTGGCAGACCTCGACATCGGAACCGGGCATCTTAGCGCACTCGACAGGATCACCGTCAAGCGACCAGACGATGCCACCGTTCACGCCAGGGTCGATTGCTACGAGCAAGTGCATGGGCAAGACCCTTGTCACTTGCCACGCTGGGACAAGCGGAAAAGATTGGCAACGCGTAGGGCGTAGTCGTTCGGGGCGAAGTGGTAAGACTTGGCGCCTTCGTAGCCACGGTTCCAAGCCAAGGCTAACTGCTCAGGGGTGGGGGTCGAGTAGCCGTCAGCCTTGAAGCGCTGCCGAAGGATGCGGAGGTGAGCCGCCGCGATCATGTCCTGGGCCATGGCGTCCCGCCACTGCGACCACTGATAGTGGAAGTGCCTCTCGGCCTCGAGCAGGGCGTTGGCGTCATCCCAACTGGCCTTCTTCAGCTGATACATACCACGCTCCCCGGCCTTGCCGATGGCCTTGCGGTTCTGGCCGGACTCGACCTGAGCGATGGCCTCGAGGAAGGTTGCGTCGGAGGCCGCAGCGGAATTGAAGCCGAGGAGGAACAGGGCGACGATAGAGAAGGGGCGGGTCATAGGTTGTGCTTTTTGAGCAGGGCGATGGTCTCTCGGTACATACGCTCGTAGTCGGTCTGCTTGGTCAGCCGCTCGACCTCGGCCTGTAGGCGGGCGTAGTCCTCGTAGGAAACAAAAGCCCCATCGAGCTGATGGGTGCAGACCCCATTCTCGTCGATGTCGTAGCGTCGTACTTCGCTCATACGCGTCTCGGGACTTGTGATCCGGCGACCTCAAAGCCGTCGAGCTCGTAGGAGTACTGGATGCCGACCCAGCCACCCGCCGCGATGTAAGCCTGGAGCGATACCTTCACGGCGCCGTCTTCGTGCAGGGCTTCGTGGTAGTGCGTGAGAATCTTCTTCACGTTGGTCGACGCGATGGCGGCCTTGGGGCTGACAATGTCCCCGGTCATGATGCGCTCATTGACCTCGTAGATTTCGAGGAGCAGGTTCCGCATACCCTCAAGGTGTTGGAAGTTACTCATGGGGGTAGGCGTCAGGGTTGATGGCCGTTCCCTTGATGATGGCGTCATCCTGATCGCGGACGCGGGCCTGTAGCAGTTTGATGTCGGCGGCCTGCTTGGCGATGGTGCGGCGCTGAAGGTCGAGGATGTCGTCGAGGCGGTCAGCGTAAGCCTTCACGGCGTTGGCGCTCATGTGCAGGGTGCGGGCGTATGCCCAGGGAAAGAGCCACCAGAGGGTCGGCATCTTGTTCGGTCGGATGGTTGTGATCATGTCGGGGGAGTGGGCGAGAGGGTTAGGCACGGGAGGAGTAAGGGCCACGGCGCTTGACGTTGACCCAAGTCGTGCCGGTGATGTCGAGCCAGTGACGCAGGGTGGTGACGGTGGTCTCGAGCGCGGCGGCGGCATCGCCCTGAGACTTGCCGGCGGCG